ATCGGCCCGGCCCCCTTGCCCTTGCGCGCGACCATCAGGTCACGGGCCAGAAGCAAGAAGCGAGGGTCGATGATCGGCGCATTGTTCAGTTCCTCTGCGCTGTAGCCGTAGCCTTCGGCAAATTCGACCAGTTCCTTGATTTCGGCCCGTCGAATCGCCTCGTTCCGCCAGGACGGCAGCTTCTCCATCAGCGTCGTCGCGACCATCGTGCGAGCCTCATGGAGACGCTGTTGCGCCTCTTTAGTAGACTCGCGCTGTAGCCGCTCCTCTTCGGTCTTGATGGCATCGAGCTTGGCCTGGTTAAGCGCCTGACGCTCGCGCCACTCCACTTTGGCTTCAAGGTGGCCGAAGGGGTCTTGCTGCTTGAGTTCTGCCCAGTTTGGTTCGGTCAACCCATACGTTTGAATCTGCCGCTTCAGGGACGAGAGCAGTTCGGCATACTGCGCCCTCTCCGTGCGCACGTCGGCAATCTCGCCGTCGAAAGCCCTTCGATGCTCATCGAAAGCCTTGCCACGGACTGCCAGATCGGCCGTCTTGCGCGAGTAGTCCTGTTGCCGCAGATACCCGTTCGTTAGCTCCGTAAGCGTGACGCGTTGCGGCTTGCCCGCGACCTGAACTTCAAATTCAGGATCGTCGGATTCCGGTAGGTCAGCTTCGGGTTCGCCAGGCTCTTCAGGCTCGGGGACTTCTTCGGCCGGAGCGTCAGGTTCGGTACCTTCTTCGGGGGAAGGTGTGTCGATTGTCTGCGGCTCGGCGTCTTCGTCTTCCGGCTCATCCGCAGGCGTCTGCGGCCCAGAAGCGGACGGTGTTTTCGCGGCTGGAGGAACGGGTGCCGGAGGAGCGGGGTCCGATCGTTCTTTCAGCAGCGCGGCAACCGCCTCTGCCATCGTCAGCCCAGTGGAGGCCGGAGCTTCCGTGTTGGGCGTTGTGGATGAAGTTTCAGACATTTAGGTGGCCTTTGTCAAGAAGGTTGCGCGTCTTCACGCAGCCGCAGCGCCGCACGGGCTTCGGCTGCCCAGTTCTTCGGGATGGCATCGAGCAATTCGGCAGCCAGCTTGAGCGCCAACGCCTGTTGGCGGTCGGCATCGCCCATCTCGCCAAACGGCGCCTGCATGAAGAGGTCGAAAGATCGGACGCTGATCTCATTCAGCAGTGCCTTGTACGTCGGGTGGTCGAGCAACGTGTCGGCATGCTGACCACGCAACACAACATCAATGGCCATTCATCAATGCTCCGCGTCTGGGTTCTCGATGTTGGGCGATTTGTTGACGCCCTGACGGATGCTGACGGCCCGCAGGGCGGTTTCGGCCTGGAGTTCGTGCATATCGACGGCGGTGTCGGCCTGTATCTTCATGCGCTGCAACTCGACCTGCATCAACGCCTTCAGCTTCTCCAACTCCATCTCTTTCGATGCTTTCCATTGCTGGAACTGCATGTCTTGCTGGTGCTGCGACGCCTCAAGCTGCATCTTCTGCTGCGCTGCCTGGGCGTCGGCCTGCATCTTCATCTGCTGATGCTGGATGTCGGCCTGCGTCTTCTGCATCGTCGCCTGCGCCTTGGCGGCATCGGCCTGCGGCGAGCCTCCAGCGGCGCCAGGTTGGGCCTGTTGTGCCGCTTGCTGCTGCGCTTGCTGCTGTTGCTGCATGATCTGGTCGATATTGGGCGGCAGCGCCTTAAAGTAGCGGTCGATCTGGCGGTAGGGGGTCAAGTGCATCAGATCGGCCAAGGTGTTGCGATACTCTTGCAGGCCGGCGAGCGGGTTGGACGGCCCCAGCTTCATCATAATCATCTCTTGGGTCTGCTTGAGCGCGGCGAGCGCCTGTAACCGTTCCGGGTCCGTTCCATTTCCAAGCCCGACAACGGCGACGCACTCCATGCCTGGGTCGAAGCCTTGCGGATCGACATCGAGGAAGCCTTCGGACGTGCGGATGGAGAGCGGCTTGTCTTGGTAGCGGATGGCGAGCTTCAGCAGGGCGCTGAACATCGGCGCAATGGCGGTTTCGGCCAGGGTGCGGGCCACGGCCTCGATGCGGATGGTGCGGGCATCGACGACTTCGCGCACGCCGATTTCGGTAGAACTCTGCAGCGCCTTCGGATCGAGGCCGGCAGACTGTGGTGAGATGCCGGTCCTGAACTCTCTGATCTTGTCGAGCCGATCGACCATCGGGAACGCTTGCGCTCCAACGAACTCGACATTCATCGGCATGAACGCATTGGGCTGGCGGATGCGGATGATGCGCCCGAAGGCATCGTCGGTGGCGTCATCGAGGTTGACGGCACTCTCGACGGCCGTGAAGCGCGGATTTACTGCGGCGTAGAGGCTGTCGAGTTGCTGCCGCAAAATCGCCGTTTGCTGGTCTTGCAGATCGATCACGCGACGCGCCAGGCCGGCACCGATCGGTGAATGCGGGATGATGTAGGGCGAGCCGATGGTGAACGGCCAATCGGCAATGCGCTCTTTTTCTACGACGGCGTAGTCGTTGCCCAAAGCGATGACGCGGTACATCTCGGGCACGCCGTCGCCATCGGCGTCCATCCGCACGGCGGCTTCGCAGACGCGAATGGGCCAGGTCGTGGCGTCGTCAGCATTATACGTGAACGCTTGATCCAACTGCTTGGGCTGGCGCGCCATCTGCTCACTGGTGCGGCCCATGGGCGTCGCGTGCTTGACGACATCGCGCCAACGCAGGCCCGCAGCCGTAAGGTCGCCTACGGTACGGTCTGAGAACACGGCCATGATCTTGCAGTCGGAGACTTTCTCGGCACTGCCGTCGATCAAGAACTCATCGGGCGAAATCGTATCGATCTTGATCTTCACTGATTGGCTGCGCCGCAGCAGGCGGATGCTGTACGTCGTCGGCGGTGGACCGGGCGTGGGTTGCGGCACAGGTGGAGGCGGCGGGGGCGGCATAGGTTGAGGCGGTTGCCCCGGCGGCATGCTCATGCCAGGTGGAACGCCGCCCATCCCGCCTGCCGGGGGCATGGACGGCGCAGGGCCAACACCGTTCAAGGACGGCATCGGCCCACCCGCAGGGGCTTGCGCGCCAGGGAGCACCAGGGCTGGGGAGTTTGCCCCCAGCGCGCCTGCGGGTCCATTGAGCATAATGTTTGGCGAAAAAGAAGGTTCCATTTCGTCATCGGAATCATCTTCGGCGCCAGCTAACGGATTGCCGAGAACGTCGTGGAGCAGTTCAGTGTCTTCTTCGCGCGTGAGCACGGTCACATCGGCATCGGCGGCGAGCGCATCGGCCTCTTCTTCGGTGAGGCCCATGTAGAACTCTTCTTCGACGTGCTCGGCAGGTTCGGCACGGTGATAGAAGATGCCGACATCGGCCACGATCGCATCGAGCAGGAAGCTGGACAGATTGACCCAACCTGGATTTTGGGTGAAGAACAGGTGATAGATGTAGGACGTTGCAATATCAGCTTGCTTTTGTGCCGCTCCGGTGGACGGGACGAACTGCACCAGGCCGCGCGGATTGCCGAAGACGCGCAAGAGTTGAGCGTGGGCGGCGTCGCAGGTGTCGGCAACTTCGGTGGCGACAACGGAAGAGCGGCCCCTGCGCGGCGTGTTGTCTACCTGGCCGTTGTAGTAGCGCCACTGCTTCACGCGGTCGGAGGACAGGTAGCTGTCGCGAAACATGACGGCCTGGTCTACCATGCCTCCAAACACACGCTCGAATGTATCGGCGCTCATCTTGCGCGGGCGCCGCGGTGAGCGTGGAGCGGCGGTGTTGCTCCAGGGGCTATCGCCTTGTTGCGTATATGACATCAGTTTGGCGCCTTCGAGGATAGATGTTCATCGACGGATTGGATAACGTTGCGCAGCACGGTTTGCGTGACCGCAGGCTCGCGGGCCTGACCCCAACTGAACAAGTCCCAGGTGTGGTCTGTAGACACGGTGATCAGCATGACGCTGCCGAAAGTAGCGGGCGTGTTCGCACTCTCGTCGATCGCATCGGCCAAGGCGCGCAGCAAGGATGAGTAACGCTTGCGCATCCGCAAATCGTCGGGGGTGAGGCGGTCGAGGAACGGGTTGCGTTTCATGGCGTGTTACACCACCCAAGCCGTTGGAGTTGCGAGACGTTTAGAACGATTACTTCCAGAGAACGAAGTGGCATAGCCGACCGGGCCGTCGTTTCCTGCGTAGAACGACATTGCGAGGGCGTCAGCGCAGTCGGGCGAAGAAAGTCCGCGCTTACGCAGTTCATCTTTGCTCTCGACACGGATGCGTCCATCTGATAAGTAACGGTATTTTAAGGCGGTCAGATCGGCCACCAGCTTGTCGTGGGCGGGCACGCTCACTTGCCGCGTGGCGAACCAGTCACGGGTGCGGCAATAAAGCTCATCGCGCAGGCGATAGTATTGGCTGCCCGTGGTGGGGCTTTCGCTGACGTTGACGGAGAGGACGGGCAGGCCAAGTTCTTGTAAGCGATCGGCCACGCCCGCACCCAGTCCGATCGCATCGACGCAGATCGCGGCGGGACGCTGATCGACGGGCAAAGCGTCGTATTCGGTCTTGACGACGCCGACGACGTGCATCAGATCGACGTTGCGCCAGATTATCGGACGCTCAGAGATCACCGGCCCCATGCGCTTGATGAGCACGGTCGCGTCGGAGCCGAAGCGAGCGACATCCAGGCCCCAGACCGCACGCGCATAGTCTTCGCGCATCGGGTTGGGCGGCGGGCGCTGCGTCGCATCGAGCACCAGTTCTCTGGATATCAAGACATCTTCTTCATGCAATGGGAACTCGCCCAGCACGCGGGCGGCGTAGCGCGCAGAAGCGGGACCGTAATTATCCGCCATCTCTTGAATGAAGGCCGGATCGACGTATTTGCTATCGAAACAAGAAACCTTCGCACTATACCAACGATCGGCCATGTCGGTGTGGGTGCGGTAAAAGAAACCTGAGCTACGCAGCGGGTTTCCGGCCAGCACCGTGATCGCACCCGGTGTGGACATGGAGCCTTGACCGGCGTCGAACACTTGTTCGGCCACGCCCGAAGCCTCATCCACAATCAGCATCACGTTGGCGCTGTGAACCCCCTGCAGCGCCTCCGGCTGCTCAGCGCGTGAGGTGCGCGCGGAGACGAAGGAGGCGGCGCTGTCGGCCTTCAGGAAGATGCGGTCGGAGGTCACTTCAAACAGGTCGGCAATCGACGCCGGACAGGCTTTCAACCAGCGCCGTACCTCGGCCCAAAGCGCGTCGAAAAGCTGTTGCGCAGTCGGAGCGGTTACGACCGTCTTCTGGGGGTAGCGGGTGACCGCAAACCAGATCGTCAACCAGCTTAGGAGGGTGGTCTTGCCGACGCCGTTGCCGGAACGGATGCTGACGCGGGTATGTCCCTGGCTCATCGCCTTGAGCACCTTGGCTTGCCAAGGTTCCGGGGTCACGCCAAGGCACTCGACGCAGAAGGCATGGGGGTTGCGGGACCACGCCCACATGCGGGCCGCGGACGCCAGGTCAGGCTTCTGCGTAAGGAGGGCTGAGAACCCGTCGTTCATGCCGCATCGGCAGTCCACTAGCCCCTATGGGGCGGCTACGGGGGCCATGGCGGCAGGGGTGAGGGCAGGTTCGGTAAGGGTCGGCGCCTCAGACGGCTCTAGGAGGCCCGTGGGGGCCTATCTGGCCCAATCGGGTAGTAGGGAAGCCTCCGGGGCGTAGGGGGCCTGTACGGGCAGGGGCGTCGGCTCTACGGCAGGCGCTTCTAGCAGGGCGCCAAGGTCGATGCCGCGCTGTTGGGCGCTGCTGACAAGCTGCACCAGCATCAAGTGGTTGAATTGCTGGGGAGTTGCGATGTTTTCCGCCTCTTTGGGCAGGGTCCGCGCGATCGCGGCGAAGACCGCCACCGCATCGCCCTGCTCCAGCTTGTCAGCCAGGGCATCGAGCATGGCTTCAGGGTTGAGGCGTGGGTGGCTAAGAAGGCCGGCATGGAGCCGATCGCGCCACTGTTTACCGGGAGATTCGGCAGGCTCGGTGGACACATCTGACGGTACTGCCAGGTGTTTGCCCGGCAGCATCGGCAGGGTTTCGAGGGTTTCAGCCGAGTCCATCTGTGGATAAAGCGCCCTAAGCGTCTGGAAAGTCAAGCAGATGCCTAAACGGCATCCCGTTTGACGTTTGGTCCGCTGGCGGTCATAACGAAAACGCCCGGCAGGAATGGGCCTGCCGGGCGCTGACGCCGCCCCGGTAAAGAGGGCGGCTTTAGGAGAAACTGTGATGCTGGTACATCACAGGCTCCTACCGCATCCTAGTGGATGAAATGGCCGGCGGCAAACGCCGCGATGATCGCGGCAGCGATCGAAACCAACAGCATCGCGGTCTGCAAACGGTACTTCCGGCTTTCGATGTCCATGTCGAACCTCGCTTTGTAAATTTGTATCGACATCAACTCAAGTTTGAGCCTCGTCTCTTCGTCTTCTTCGGCCAATCCGCAGCCCCCTCCCGTGTGTTGACATTCTTGACATATCTGCTCCGTTCTTTCCAGAAAATTTGGCGTGGAAAATTTTTGGCGGCGGTGCGAATGTGGGGGTCGCCAGCGGTCCAGCTTACGGGCGTGCGCGCGAGGGCGGGGGGCAACCAGGGGTTGCATCGTTACGCAACGATTCGTCTGCGGTTGTGTGCCCTCGCCTCGTTCGCGTTCCTGCCGATTTGCGGTTGCAGGGTGCGGCGAGGGTGCGATGCCTGCAAGCCGTTGAAATGCGCAAGCCATTACGGCACCCGACAATGGCTTATTATCGGATAGCCTCGCCTCGCAACCGCAGCCCCGCACGCGCAATCCACAGTGCATCCGCCGCACCGCTGACAGATGCGGCCGTCCATCCCGCAACCGCAGCGTTGAACCCCGGCACGGCGCGCGCTAGCGCCACAGCCGCACGCTTGTCAGCCCCGATAGGTATAGAGGCATAGCGTCGCCACTGTACCGGCCAGACCGGCACGACGCGCAAGCCTAAGCCTGCGCAGACGCCCCGTACCACGCCCGCGCGGTGCATCAGCTTGCCTGCAGAGGCTACACCCTGCCGTGGGAGCGCCGATTGCTGCTCTAAGGCCAGCCATTGCCCGGCGTAGGGCGCCAATAAATAGGCTAATTCGTCCGCATCGTCCGGAATGCGCCACGCCGCTGTCAAATGCGTCGCGTTTATCAACGCAACCGCGCCATAAATGCCCGGATCGACCCCTAGCATGCACCCAACCCCTATTATGTTGCCCCTAGTAGCCTCATTTTGGCCCCTCTGAGAGTTTCTATAGTACTGTATACACGTATTTTAAATATGTATTTACATCTCATTGGTACTCTCTTCCCCTATTATCAGCAACAGAAGAAACAAACTAAATAAATCAATAACTTAAATGTAGCGGCGCGTAGCGGATGCCGATAAACCGTCAAGCCTGCCAAGCTCACGCGCTCGTGATACTTTTCGTGCATATATCCACGTTGACAACATGCCCCGCCTCTGCGCATGTGCCCCCTACCAAACGTTGACAACATCGAAGGGACCGCCGATGCCCCGATTGATCGAAATCCGATACAATGGCGCCAATGCGCCGTTCCCGTTCACCGTTTACGTTGCCACTCCGCAAGGTTGGGCATTGTTCGCTCAATGCAAGGACAACCATGCGGCGTCCATCGCCGCCGACAAAGCCCGCTATAGCAACGCTTAAACCCTGCCACGCACTGAAAGAAACAAAACATGACCCAAGATGAAATGGACTGCGAACTAGCCGATGCGCAGGCATATTTGCCACACCTGCGGCTAGACCGTTGCCGGCATGAAAGCGTGACCATGACAAGCCTGTGGTTGTTCGATGCCGAAGGCAAACAAATTGGATCATGCTCGCGTACCGATAACGGCGGGTGGCGTGCAACGCACATGCACCAAGGCTTGCCGACGGCGCAGCGCCACATCTTCCTTATGTTGGATGCGCTCGATTATGTCGCCGCCCGGCATATGCACTTCGTCAAACGCACCGCAGCCTAAGGCAACCCCATGCGCCACAAACTCAAACGCGAACACTTTATCCCGAAACATTCCATGCGCGTCGCTGATAAAAACTCGGATGCGGAATGCTACATCTACACAATCGACAACGTTAAGGGCGTGCGCTTCGGCGCCGCCTTCTTTGTCGGCAAAGCCGCCAAGCCCCTGTGGCACTACATCTACAACACTGCGGAAAAGCGTGAAGCATCGATTGCCGAAAGCTTCAAGCTTCGCCAAGCGTCTATCGCCAGCAAAGCCAAGTACCGCGCTGAAGAGAACGCCAAGGGAAGCGGACTAGTGGTTGGCGACATACTCAAATCTAGCTGGGGCTATGATCAAACGAATGTCGATTGGTACGAAGTGACGGCCCTGATAGGCGCCAAGATGGTGGAACTGCGCCAAATATCCGGCCACCGTGAAGCAACCGGCCACGATACCGGCCGCACCGTGCCGCAAAGCGGCGACTACATCGGAGAACCCATGCGCAAGCTAGCCCGTGCGGGCTACGTGCGGCTGACCAGCTACAGCGGCGCAAGCAAATGGAACACAGCAACCGTTGCGGGCGTGCCGATTGGGCCGTCCGCTTACTTTTCCACCTACGCGTAAGGAGCGCCACACGATGCAAACCTATTGGGAAAATGTGTGGCAGTTCCACACGCGCAACTTCACCATAGCCATAGACGTGACCGAAGAGATGGACAGCCCCGAAGGGCATTTCGAAGACGCTGAAAGCGTAGCGTTTGCACAAGAGGGCGGTTGGCATTGGTTCACCGCACGGGTGCGTGTGCTACACGACGGTCAAGAGTTAGGCGCCGACTACCTTGGCGCATGCTCCTATCATTCGCTTGAAGACTTCATGGAACCTGGAGGCTACTTCCGCGACATGATCCGTGAAGCCTGCGCACAAGCGCGCCATGAACTGCGCAAGCTGCAATCGCTTCATATGCGCAGCGCCGCGTAGACGCCAACAACCATTACGAAAGCGTAACAACATGGACAACACCGCACACTGCTACCACACCGGCTTGCGCGATGGCATCAAACGCACGCCAGCGGACCGGCGGATATTCGAGTCGTACGGCTCGCGCTGGGGCTTGCGCTCCACTGCCGTTCGATTGATGGACGATGCCGAGTGGGAAGCGTACTTGGCCGGGCACCAAGCCGGCACACAGACTGCAGACGTGAAAGCGGAGGCGGTCTAATGCCCGCAATCGAATGCTGGCGTTGCTACACGACGGTTGAAAATGACCGGGCGTTCTTCCGTTTCTACCATCCTATCACACGTGACAGTTTTGAAGCTGGGCCTATACCGGCCATCGCTTGCCGTGATTGGAACCATACACGGTTGCACGCTGCCGCTAATGCGCTGCTAGAGGGCGCCTTGCGTGCCGCAGGGTACGATGTGCTGCCAGGTGACCGGGTTATGGAATTGATATGATCGACACAGACTCGCGATGGTATCGCGATGGACTAGCGGCCGCACGCAAACAGCGTGCGGCCGTACGGCGTTTGTACGCGTGGCCATCGGGCAAGCCTGACAGGCTTATGGACGATGCCGAGTGGGCACTCTACTCCGCTGGCCATGCCCAAGGCGCCTGCGACGTTGCCCGCTGGCAAGCCGATGCGCTGGCCATGGTTGGGCTTCCTGCCGACTACCCTATGCCAACCCCTAAACCCCAGAGAGGCGCCCGCTAATGCTGCAATCCATCGCCATCGCGTACTTCTTTTGTGCCATCGTGCCGGCGTTCATATGGTCGCGCGGAGGCAACCCAAACGTCAGCTTCGGCAGCGTCCTTGCCGTCGTGACGTTCTTTGAAGCGGCAACCGTGGCGCTTGTGCTGGGGGGCGTGCTGTTGCTGTCAAACATGCGGTAGAGCCATGCGCCACGCCTTGAAATTTTGGGCACAAGTGTTCGCAATATCTTTTGCCGTTGGGCTTGTGCTGGGGGGCGTGCTGTTGCTTTACAACATGCTATGACCCACGCCCCGCAAAAGCGCCGCATGCGGGGCATGCGGCGCGGCCGGCCATTATATCGTTGCGCAAACGATATAGTCCCACTTCGGCCATAAATGCCACAAATGCCACATCCATGTCGTTCCACATGCAGCACGAAGAGCCTCAAACCTAGAAACCGAAACCTAAAATTGCCTCGATTTTTCAAAAACGTATCAGGTCGAAACTCGACTGGATTTTTTCTGCCCACGTTTTGCCAAACGCGCTAGATCACTGTCAAATCTGGGGAAAAGCATGCTTTTTCCACAACGCAAAAGGGACTGCCGATGACCGCTGAAGAATTTACCGCCTGGCTTGCCCGCCACAATGTCGGCCCGGTCGAAGCCGCACGCCTGTTGGGCGTGGCGTATCAGTCGATTTACAACTGGAGCACGCGGCGCAAGCGCGTTCCGAAGCAAGTGGCCATACTCACGGCCTACATCGATGCCTATGGCTGGCCCGCTACGGCGCTTTCACCCGATCAGTGCAAGCAGTTTGGCATCTATCCGTTCAAGCGTGCGGCTTAGTCCCCGCGCCATACGCGATACATCAGCGTAAGCCCCGCGACCAAGGCGATGCCGCTAAGCAAAAGGAATAACAGGCTCATCGATTGATTTCGACGTAGTGCCGCTTCATCGCGGCCTCGTCTTTCTCGCTTGGGAACAAAACGCGAACGACAACCTTCATCGCTTCGACGATCTTGGCATGCTCGGCTTCCCCATCCGCATGCTCCAGGGCACTGCAGAAGAGCAGCCAGATCGCGTCTTTCACGTCCATGTTCATCGCTTCAGCACATGCGGCGCAGTGAACGCGGCAACGTCCGCGTCGCAAAGCATGTTGAGCGCCGCTATTTTGTCTTCCGCCTGGTCAACCGTCTCAACCAGATAGCCATATACGCGGAGCACATCGTTCACGCGATTGTAGGCGAGCAGGCAAAGCCTGCGCTCTTTTTCTGAATCTGCGTTCTCGATCGCCGCACGCAGCAAGACGCGTGCGGCGTCAAGCGCCTTCAGCACATCTTTTCCACCAACCTCTTTCACGTCCACATTAACTCTCCATCCTCTTCATCCATGTCGGCCTTGGCGATGCGGCAACGAAAGAAACCGACATGCTCCGGGTGCAGGCGATGAAATTTGCGGCTGTACCACGGCGACCAGTTATTGCCGATCTTGTAGCTGGTGCCATCGTCAAGCGCCTGCGCCGTCTCCCACCGCACGCGATCGAACACGGCCCGTGCGCTGTAATGCTTGAACCCTTTGCCGATCATGTAGAGCGTAAAGTGCTCAAACCATTCCCAAAACTCAGGGTTCTCGGCATCAACAGCGGCGAAGCGCGCGTTGTTGTAGTACATCACACTTGCCCCCTCACCCTTAACGCTTCCAACGCCATGTCCAGACACGCCTGCCGAAACGCCGCCCGCTCCGGCCGCATCGCGCCATCCTTGACCATGCGGGCGAAGATGCGCTCGCGCGTGGCATACTCGCGTTCAAGCTCACGCAGCGCAGAATGCACCGTTGGCACCGGCTCGACGCGATCGATGCGCTTGAGCACCAGCATCACATGAACGCCCGCAGCTTCAGGCCGTGGTAACATTTGCCCGTGCTCAACCCCACCCGCGTGTCTTGCGGCTTGACGTTGAACTCGACTCTGATGACGCGGGCGATCTGGCGGTACAGATCGCTCGGCAGTGTTTCAACGATTTCGGCAATCGTTTCGTCGTCTTCGGCCATCGCCTTGAGCCGTGCCTGCACCGCGTCATGCAGATCACGCGACTGCAGCTTGGCGTGTAGTGAAGCCGCACGTTGCACCACCATCAGCACCGCGGCACGGATTGGATCGATGTAGTGCCACTGCTCGGCCGTCTCGTCTTCAACCGCCTGCCATGCCGCACGCTCTAAATGATCGGCCCTGCTCCATGTATGCGGGCGCCAGAAGCTAGGCCGCCCGTTCAGCAACTCAGCCAGGCGCGTCACCATGTAGCCCAGTATCCTGGGCGCTTCGGCCAGCACGAGGGCGCGAAACTCAGGGTTGCTCTCGAAGCGTTCGCGCAATTGCAAGAACACGATGCGGCGGCGCAAATTGTGCTCGGCATCCTCGAACTGGATTCTGCCGTTTGTCGCGAACGTCAGGCTGGCCGTCCATGTCAGCATCTCCGGGTCGCCATACATCCGGCGCGCTTCGGCAACCTCGCCTGAAATCGCGCCCTTCAACATCATCTCATCGGGCTTCCAGTTATCCGGCGTCTCCGTGAACAGTACGGCGCGAACGCCCTGCAGATCGGCCATCCGCTTGCGCGCTTCATCTTGCCGCCCACGCGAGAACATATCGGGCCGGATGGTAGCGTAACCATAGCCGCCATCGGCCCGGTGGCCCAGCATGGCCATGATGATATCGCACAGCAGGCTTTTGCCGTTGGCCCCAAACCCCTGCAATACCAAACATTTTTCGATCGCGTGCTCACCCTGCAACTGCAGCGCCATCCAGTCGATGAGCAGGCTCAGCTTGCCGCGGTCTTTCGACACAATCTCCAGCACGGTTTGCAAGAACAGCTTCGGCTCGCCACTGAAATCGGGCGTGACAGGGGTACACATCGACACGCGATCATGCGGGATGGCGCGGCGCATCCGGCCGTTGCGCAGATTGACCAGCCCGCCCGGCGTGTTGAGCACGAGGGGGTCAAGGTCGAACGGCGTGCGGATATAGGCGCCGGCCATGACGGACAAGATGTTGCGCGCACGCCGCTCGTCTTCCAGCCACTTGGCCTTGTTGGCGATCTGGGCTTCCGTGCCTTCGAGCCGCCGCGTCTCCAGCCGCACCACCCTGCGGATGCGGTGCAGCACGGCGTTGAGATCGACCACGAACCTGTATTCGCCGTTCCAGACCGCCCATTGCCCGGCGCCGTTAAGTGCCAGTTCCGGGCCGACTTCGTTCGCCACCCGCTCGGCCAACGTCATGTCCGTCGCTGAGTTGTCGAGCAGGCCCGGCGCCGGGAACGGCGCGTTTGTCTGAATCTGCGCGTTGACTTTCGGCGTAGCCTGCGCCGTGTTCTCGTTTTGTTCAGAGGCGCCGTCCACGGCGGCAAAACTCACTTGCCACCCGCAGCCGCGAGCGAAGCTGTACAGCGTCTCGGCACCTACGGACGTGCCCTCATCGAACGATGAGATGCGCGCCTCGATCCAGGCATCGTCATTGCCGTCCCACTGCCGCAGCCATGGAACCAAGTGCCGGTTGATCCAGCCACGGTCGCCACCGCTTCCGCCTACGGCCGCCGCCACGATCGCCACGACACGCTCATATGTGCCGGTGAAGTTGTTGGGCGTGCCGTCAGGCAGAACCCTGCCGTTCGGGATGGCGCGCAGCGCGTCAGCCAACTCATTCTTGTCGGCGGCCACCATGTCCGGGTGGCCCAGCGGGAAGCGGCCATCGGCTGCCGTGCCTTGGCGTGCGCCGACGATGCAGCCGTGGCGTTCCAGCACCGCCTGCAGCGTCACCACCAGTTCCGCGATGTCTTTCTCATCGGCCGGCGGCAAGTCACGCCATGGCGTCTGAAACACCGACCCGTTCTCCCAGATCGGCCAGCCCGTCTCCGTCTGCCCCCAGACGCGCGCCTGGCTGCCGCTGCCCAATATCTCGACCTTGGCCACAACGCCGTCAGGATGCGTGTAGGGGATGACGATCTTGCGCCCGGCGCCTGCGGGCGCGCGGTAGAACAGCATGCCCCGTGGCGTGCCTGGACGGCCCCTGAAGGGTGCCGTGCCAAGCAACTGCTTCTCCGTCGCCTTGCGCAACGCCTGGCACAAGGTCGGGTCGTCTTCGTCGATGTCGATGATCCGCACGAACCTTGCCCGCAGGCCCCAGGACGGATGCCACTCGGCCCAGCCCTGCTGCAGATCATCCGTGACATCGATCGCCTGCCAGTGCGGCAGCCCGGCCCATGCCCCGTTCGCCAACAACTGCCCCGGCGCCTTGCCACGCGCCTTCGCCTCGATCTTGCTTTCCGCGTCGATCACCGCGCCGAACGGGATGACCGGGATCACGTCGCTGCCGTAGCCGGCGTCGCGCAGCATGCGCAGCGCCCGCTCGGCATCGTCGTAGCTGTTACCTGGCAGCGTCATTGATCTGTCTGTTCAGTTCATCTTCCAGCCATGGCGCTTCAGGCGGTGGCCATACCTTTTCCGTGCAGGGGCCGAAGCGGCGCAGCCAGGCTTCCGCCGCCTTTTTCGGCAGGCCAGGGATTTCGAGCGCCTGGATCATCTGCGCAATAAGTTTCTCTTGCGATATGTTCAAGACCTGGCATAACTGCTTGTCTCCGGTTGCGCGTATGAGCATGAACAGGACTTTCTCGCGCCAATGCGCGTTAGCTCCACGAACCATCAGTCCCAATCCAGCCGCACAAGGATGGAATTGAACTCGGCTACTTCACTGCGCCGCAACGGCAGCAACAGCACTTCGTCGTTCGCCTCCAGCCCGGCGGGCAGGTCACGCACGGAGGGCGCCGGGCTGTGCCAGGTCAGCAGCATGTCGTGCTGCGCTGGATCAGCGGAAGAGGGGTAGTGTACCGGCCTTGTTTTTTGCCCCGCGGCCCATTGGAGCCGGTGACGGATTTCGCGGATCAGGAAGTTCATTGTCTTCTTCTCCTGTGAGGGCTGCGAACCAGGCATCGCGCATCTCGTCCAGCGGCATGCGTATTTCGAAACGAAACCCTGTGCTCATCACCAGTACCGAGACGTTGCCGTTCTCGATGGCGTAGACTGCAACGATATGGAACGGGTTGACATAGACCGGCCCCATGGTGCGTTCGTTCAACGACAAGATGCGTTCAGATTTTACGATAACGGTCACTTACTTTTCCTTTCGCAATAACCGGCATGTCCGGCGCCCATGATTTCGGCCCCGCCAGCACGCGCTCGATCAGATCGATGTCGGGGGATGCGTGCTCGACCACGACTTCATCATGGACGATCAAGACAATGGGGTAGCCGATGTCTTCGAGCGCGAAACAACCTTCCATCAGGTAGTCGCGGCAGAGCGCCTGCACGACGTTCTCGAAAATCTTGCTGCCCCATAGCCTGACCGTGCCGAACTGGCGGGTCTGGCTATTGACGCCCTGATAGGTCAGCGCCATGCGCTGATACGGCATGCCGTTGACATCGGTGGCCTGCTCTTTCTCGCACTTGGCACCCTGGTAGTAGAGGAAGCGCCCGCTGGGCAGGCGGCACAGCAGGCGTCCCTTCTCGTGGCGCCATTCGGTGCGGCAGGCTTTGATGGTCATGTTGGGCGAGCCGCAGGCCATCTTGGCCGCTTCTTCCAGCGCGTACCATGTCCGCGGTATCGAGGGATACATTGAGCGGTAAGCCTGCACCGCGCCTTCGGCAAACACGGCCCCGATCTCGATGCCGGCATCGGCGCAGGCTTGTCGTATCCGTGCGCCATTGGCGCCATACTGCGCCGCCAGCGAGAGGGTCTTGCCGACGAAGCGTTCTTTCTCGTCCAGCGGCGTGACCGGGCGATTGTAGATGCGCGATGCCGTATCGCAGTAAACATCGCCGCCGAAGGCCAGCGTATCGACGATGCGTTTCTCACGCGCCAGCCAGGCCGCACCCCTGAGTTCGATCGCGTTGAGGTCGCAGATGCCGAACTGCATGCCGGGGGCGGGCACGAGCATGCTGCGCAGGCAGTCGGCAATCAGGTCGAGCGGTCGCCCTTCGGCCCATTGCACGAGCACATGGTTGGCCGTCTGCAGGCTCTCGATGCCCTCTTTGATAGCGTCATAGCCGCGCGACGGGCGCGGCAAGTTTTGTAACTGAACAATACGGCTGGAGTGCCGGCCCGTTTGGGCGCCGTGATACACGAGCATGCCGCGGAGCCGATCGTCTTGCCCCGCGTGGCTCAGCATCGTCACCAGCTTGCGCACGGAACTGCGTGAGCCTTGGGCGCGCAGATCAAGCAACTCGGTCACATCGGCCGCTTGCGCTGGCAACGTCGCCGTTTCTTTCTTGGCCAGCGACAGCAGTTGCGCCCCACGCTCGCGGGCGTGCTTGAGAATGCGTTGCACTTGCCCCGTCGTCGTGATCGCCCCGCCCGTCAGGCTCGCCATCTGCCGGTTGAGCGCGCGTGACGTGTCTTCCGCCACCACTTGCGCACGTTCGACAAGGCCGCGGTCGATGCGGATGCCACGGTCGTTCAGGCGCAGATCATAGAGCCAGATGCGCCGCTCATACTGGTGCTGCTTGGGTAGGGTCCGGTGGATCAGCCGCGTGACCAGCGTGTCCATGCCGGCATAGGCCATGAACTCTTGGAACGCCGCCTCGTCATTGCAGAACTCGCCGTGCTTGTTAGGCTGCGTCAGTAGCTTGATCAGCCGCTTGCCCTTCGGGTCTTTCTGCAGCGGCAGGCGCAGCGCCTTGGCCGCGCCATCGAGGTCGGCGGGCAGGCCGCACATCCGGCACTGCGCCATGGTGTCGTGCCAGCGGTCATCGTTGTCGCCGAGTTCAGGGTAGAGCCTGGAGGTAACCAAGCGTTCAAAGCTGGCGTTATGCGCCACCCATTCCTGGTGCCGCGTCGAGAGGAACAGGCTGCGCATGGAGTCGGCCACTTCGGCATGGCGCATGTCGATGACCCTGACCGGGCCGTCGTCTTCGGCCCAGGCCAGGATCAGTGGGCGAAAACTTGAATGCGTGACGTAGCGGTAAGCGCCTACTGCGCGGATATCGAGCCTGCATCTCGTTTCATAATCGAGATAGAGCACTTTAACCCCACAGGTTTCCAAGCCCCGACACAAGCACAATCAGTACCAGTGCGACGGGCAAGGCCAGCCACATGAATGGGCGCAGGCGGTTGCGAATGCGCCGCAGTCGCCTGCGGCGCATCCGGGTCACGAGTCGCGCTTATTTTTCGGCTCATCGTGGCGGGAAGGCATCCGCCCGTGCTGATGGCCTTCTTCATGCTTAGGCTCTTCGTGCTTGGCCTTGGGTTCGGCCTTGGGCGCCGCCGCTTGGGCTTCCATCACGACGGCGCCGGAGACGGTGACTTCATTCGACGGCGGCGCCGCGGTCACGCCATTGGCGTTCGTCGCAGTCACGACACAGGTATAGATTTTGCCGTTATCGGCAGCAGTGACGGCCAGCGGCGTGCCGGTCGCGCCAGCCACGCCATCGACCTGCCATTGGTAGGCGTACGACGTTGGTTCCCCCACCCATTCCCCCATGGTGCAGGTGACTGTGCTGCCCTCCTGCTGGGCATGCGGCACGTACTTGAC